GTAGGCCATTCATTGATGCGCCTCATTTTGAGCTGATGTAATGCGATGGTTGGTCCTAACTCTATTCTTATCTGGCTGTGGTTTGAGTACTCTTATGTCGCTAGGAGGATCAGGCGGACCTACAGTAAATTCTAACGCACAGATAGGTGCTGAGAATAGACAGTCAGTAATGTCTGTAGAGCAGACCGAAGAAGTTACTGCAGGTAGAGACGTTATACAGACTGAAGTTATAAAAGAAGTAGAGACAGGTAAAGTGGAAAACTTAGATATTATCAATACTAATATACCTCCTTGGGTTGTATTACTTCTAATACTTGGTTGGTTACTGCCAACTCCAACAGAGATAGCTAGAGGCTTTATAAATTTTGTACTAAGATTGTTTGGAAGAAAAGATAATCCAAAGTATGAAAGATATAAAACATGAGAAACTATAAGAACGAATACAAAAAGTATCAAGGCACAGCTGCACAGAAAAAGAATAGGGCTTCACGTAATGCAGCTCGCAGCACGTTGAAGAAAGCAGGAGTAGTAAAAAAAGGCGATGGCAAGGACGTAAACCATCGTAATGGTAATCCCAGAGACAACAGGGCAAAGAATCTATCAGTAACTACAAAACGTGCTAATAGATCTTTTCCTAGAAATAGTAGAGCAGGGAAGAAGTAATGGCTGAGAAAAAAGGTTCTATGAAAGGTCACAGCATAAAAGGTGGTCATAAACGCCCTACTAAAAAAGGTGCAGGTATGACAGCCAAAGGTGTGGCTAAGTATCGTAGAGATAATCCTGGCTCTAAGTTAAAAACTGCCGTTACTGGCAAAGTAAAACCAGGCAGTAAAGCTGCAGCAAGACGTAAGTCTTTCTGTGCTAGATCTGCAGGACAAATGAAAAAGTTTCCTAAAGCAGCTAAAGATCCTAATTCAAGATTAAGACAAGCTCGCAAAAGATGGAAATGTTAGATATAAGGAATTATAAAATGAATACAACAACTATAGCTGTCACTATGGCAGCAGCAATGGGTTTGCTCACGATAATGGCAACTAAGGCATCATCTATGGATTTTTCTGTCGCAGGGCAGACATTGTCTATAGGTGCAGACTCTGACATCAACTACACTACTGGTGTAGAAGAGTGGGAGTGGGAACTAACACCATCAGCAGGATTAACTGCTATGGGTATTGGACTAAGTGTAGCTACTGACATTGATATGTTAGAGCTAGACGAAGGAGACATCTTTCAAGGTCTAGACTTTACTGCAAAGTACGAAATACCTAGTACTTATATTAACTTATATACTGAAGTATCTACAGATTCAGACTTAGAGTTTGGTGACGTAACAGTAGGAGCTATGGTTAGTTTCTAATGTGGTTAGCTATAGTCATGTTTTGCATGACACCTACAGATGCCAGTACGTGCACTCTTACAGTAAACAATGAAAATTTATATAGTAATAAACAAAATTGTCGTAAGGAAATGCGTAGTATGGTAGATAATTTTATTAGTAGAGGTATCTTTTCACAAGGTACTTGTATAGAGATAGGAGTCTCATTATGAAGATAGTTAAATGGTTATGGAGATATTTAAAAAGAATTGTATGTGCAGTATTAAACATTAAGTGTGGTGCTGACTGTAACTGCAAGGCATAATAGTGCCGTATCTACAAAGTAACATACCACATTTTAAAGCTTGGGTAAGAAGAGAATACACAAAAAACTTAGAGGAGTATCACGGAGAGTTTTTACACTGTATGGTAATAGCAGTAACTACTATGCCAAACAGAACATTAAGTTTTCAGGTCATTTTTACAGGCTGTGAGTCTGATGAAGAAGATGAACCAAATGTACATGGAGGTGCAATGTGGGCAAGAATGCCACTAACCTCACTTGTAGCAGATACTCCTTTAGAAGAATGGCCTACAGAACTACCACCTTATATGGCACAGCCTTGGGATTGTATGTCGCACACACACTCAGTTTATAAACTGGAACGTGCAAGTCCTGCCCCTTGGATAGCTAAAGTAGATGGAGAGTTTTACCCTGCCAAGTATTACTTCACTGTTGACTACACAGAGAATGAAGTAGCAGATGATCCTGCTCAACATAAACAATCTCACGTATTAGAGTTGTTAGATGCAGGTGAATACACAGGTAACATAGTTGCGTTACCCAATAATAGAGTGAGAGTAACTCACCCTGCTTGGTTTGAAACTGGAGAAGGTGCACCAGACTTTAAACCGAACCAACACACTTTTAATTCTAAAGAAGATGTTGGATACATTTGGGACACGGAACGTGTGTTTAATAACTTGTATAAGGAGTAATACTAATGATGAAAAAGATGATGAAGAAAAAAGGATATGCCAAGGGTGGCATGAAAAAGAAAGGTTACGCCAAAGGCGGAGCTAAGATGATGAAAAAAGGTTATGCTAAAGGTGGCATGATGAAAAAAGGTGCAGCTAAAGGTGGAGCTACAATGACACTGGCAAAAATCAGGTCTGCAGCAAAAGCTAAAGGCTACAAACTAGTCAAAGTATAATAACTATAAGTGGTCAACCCACACAAAACTCAAAACTTAAATAGTGGTAAAACCACGGAAGGAATATAATTATGGCTACAACAACTTTTACAAAAGGTATTGAAGAGTACGAAGATAACGTAACCTTTGGTACAGGAATAACAGGAACAGGTTTACTACATTCATTTGGAACACGTAAGATCCAAACATTTGTGGGATCATTAGCAGATACAGATACAGCTTCAGCATATGCAGACGGAGACTGTCTTGTAGAGCTAGGTACACTAGATACTAATACCCCATCAACTATTGTAACACCTACTAAGTTCTTTATCCATCGTGCTGTAGTTTTTATAACTACTATTGCAGGACCAACACTTGTAGGTGGTCTAGCACTTAACCCTACTTCTGGCATTGCTACTAATGCTGCTGTTGTATCATCTGGTACTGAAATTGTAGGTGCAGGAGTGGCATCATTTAACCCACGTATATCTGCTACTGACTCAGTAACTGAGATAGACATTGATTTAGATGCTGCAGGATATCATGTATTTGATCCACTAGTACAAGCACCTATTGCAAACACAAACTTGTACTTATTTTCTACTACTACTCTTAACGGTGACGCATCTGCAGGTCGATTTACTGTTGAACTAGAATACTCAGTACATTAAAGGGAGGATGATAAATGTCAACTTCCGTAGGCACATTCCAACCTAATACGTTACAATGGAGTGTACAAACAAAAGTAACCGTAGATAATACTGCAGGTAACACTGCACATTTTACCTGCACTGGTTTTAGAGTTGTACATCTTCACGCTGACCAAGAGTTTCTAATTAATTTTGGTGCTGCAGAAGCAAACTGTGGTGCTAACGATTTAGAACTAGAGGCAGGTAATTACACTCTTGCAATACCTGACGCTATTGGTGATGCTGTTATAATGAATATCTTAGCAGCAACCAGTGATAACGTAACTGTTAAAGTAGTACTTTCATAAAAAGTAACAACCCTGCTAAAACTGGTGGGGTTGTTTTCTAATATAAGGGTAGTAAAATGAAAAAGAAATCCAGTGTTAATAAAGCAGGTAATTATACCAAACCTAGCATGCGCAAGACTTTATTCAACTCAATCAAAGCTGGAAGTAAGGGCGGTGGCCCAGGTCAATGGTCAGCACGAAAAGCACAGATGTTGGCAAAACAATACAAAGCAAAGGGTGGGGGCTACAAGTAATGAAAGCCCCTCAAAAAAGTCTAAAAGACTGGACAAAACAAAAGTGGCGCACAAAGAGTGGAAAGCCTAGTGCTAAGACTGGTGAAAGGTATCTACCTGAAGCAGCTATAAAGTCTTTGTCGTCTTCTGAGTATGCAGCAACTACAAAAGCTAAACGAGAAGGCAAAGCAAAAGGTAAACAGTTTGTAAAGCAACCTAAAAAGATTGCAGATAAAACAAAAAAATTTAGAGCTAACGAGGGTGGTATGGCAAAATTTCCAGATTTAACAGGTGACGGTAAAGTTACTCAAAAAGATATATTAAAGGGTAGAGGCGTAAAGCTAAATAAAGGTGGTATGCCTAAGAAAAAAGGCTATGCCAAAGGTGGTAAAATATCTGACATGCGTAAGACAGGAATGTTTTACGGTGGCATGACTAAAAAGAAGGGTTGATATGAAACTAGAAGGTAATAGAGTCTTATCAGACGATAACAAAGTAATTGCTGAAAAAGAAAGAGGATATGGTGATTGGATATCTAAAGATGATTCTATTTCTATTTCTGACATACTAGACTTTGTTAATGGTTCTGTGACAGAAGAAGTAGAAGTAGAAGAAACAGAGATGGTTCGTGCTCGTAACAAAAAGGGTCACTACATATCTGATGATCCCAATACTCCAGAGAATGAAGCTTGGACAACTAAAGTTGTTAAGAAAATTGTAGGAAAGACATAACGGGATTGCATTTTTGTCTGTAGTAAGTTACTGTAAAATATAGTATAACTACTCCTGTCCAGATAGGGCTAACATAGGAGTAGAAAATGTTTAAGAGATTATTTAATAGAATAATAGAGGCAAGAACAGAGTCAGCTAAACGTAAGATTGCACGTATGCAACTTTATAGTATGACTGACAGAGAGCTACGAGACTTAGGTATTGGTAGATATAATATAGAAAGAGTTATACTTACAGGTAAAGCTCTTTGAAGAACACAATAAGTTCTTTAATGATACTAGGAGTACTTTGGGAGGAGGCTCGTGGACCCAGTTACAATCATCGGTGGAGCTACCGTAGCGTTCAATGCGTTGAAGAAAGGTTTCCAGTTCGGAAAAGATCTTCAAGAAATGGGTGGTCAACTAAATCAGTGGGCTAGCAGCATGAGCGACCTATCCTACTTAGAGCAGAAAAATAAGAATCCTCCTTGGTGGAAATCATTGGGGGGTTCTGTTGAAGCAGAAGCTTTAGAAATATTTACTGCTAAAAAGAAAGCTCAAGCTATGAGGCAAGAGTTAAAAGACTGGATTAGTTTTACTTACGGACCCTCTGTTTGGGATGAACTGGTAGCAACCGAAGGTAGAATACGTAAACAAAAGAAAGAGCAAGAGTATCGTAAAGCAGAGATACAAGAAGCAATAATTACTTGGGGTATCTCAGGTGTTCTTCTTTCAGTAGGTGCAGGTACTCTAGGTTTTATAATTTATATGGTGGCATAATGGCAAGAAACTTAACAGAAAAACAACAAAAATTCTTAGACGTATTGTTTGAAGAAGCTGGAGGTAATCTAGTTACAGCTAGAAAACTTGCAGGTTATGCAGATGGAGTAGCTACAAAAGCTATTGCAGAGTCTTTAGCAGAAGAGATTGCAGACCTAACTAAAAAGTTTATTAGTTCGTCAGCTGTAAAAGCTGCATACTCAATGTTTGAGGTTATGAATAATCCTACGGACTTAGGTAATAAAGAAAAAATGGCAGCTGCTAAAGATGTTTTAGATCGCAGTGGTTTTATTAAAACAGAAAAAGTAGAAGTATCTGCAGCTAATCCACTATTTATTTTACCGCAGAAAGCTAATGAAGACGAATAGAACTTGGAAGTTACCTAAACCTATAGAGGTAGGTGGTGAATACGAATGGCAACCAGTTGTAAGAATTGGAACTCATGTGCCATTTGGGTATAGACAAGACCCTAATGACTGTGATATACTACTACCAATTCCAGAAGAATTAGAGCTGTTTGAAAAAGCTAAGAAGTTTATAAAGCAGTATAGTTACAGAGAAGTGTCAGCTTGGCTTAGTACTCAGTCTGGAAGATATATTTCCCATGTAGGTTTATACAAGAGAGTTAAGATTGAGCAACAACGTAAGAACGAAGCTTCAACTCAACGTTACCTCGCCCAAAGGTACAAAGAAGCGTTACAAAAAGCAGAGAAGCTCGAAACCCAAAGACTTGGTTATAGAGAAAGAGTTAGCTCCAGCCCAACCGAAGCCTGAAGAAATAGACTTTGAAAAAGCTAGTGAAGTAATCTTTGAACCTAATCCTGGACCTCAGACAAGTTTTTTAGCGGCAACAGAACAAGAAGTTCTTTATGGAGGAGCAGCAGGTGGTGGTAAGTCTTATGCGATGGTTGCAGACCCAGTGCGGTACTTGGGGAATCCAAATGCACGAATGCTACTTGTTCGTAGGAGCACAGAAGAGCTTAGAGAGCTTATATCAGTAAGCAAACAACTTTATCCCAAAGCTATACCTGGAATAAAGTTTATGGAAAGAGATAAAACTTGGGTAGCTCCATCAGGTGCTACATTGTGGATGTCCTACCTCGACAGAGAGGATGATGTCATGAGATACCAAGGTCAAGCCTTTAACTGGATTGGCTTTGACGAACTTACACAATGGCCTACACCTTATGCATGGAATTATATGAGATCACGTCTCCGTACAACAAGGGCTTCTGGTTTGCCACTGTATATGAGAGCGACTAGCAACCCTGGAGGTCCAGGCCACCAGTGGGTAAAAAGAACATTTATTGATCCACAAACTCCTGATAAATCGTTCTATGCTACTGATGAAAATGGAGAGGTGATTTCTTGGCCGAAAGGTCATAGTCGAGAGGGTGAGCCTCTGTTCAAACGTAAGTTTATCCCTGCCACCCTCTTCGACAACCCTTACCTGTCAGATGACGGAATGTACGAAGCCAATCTTCTTTCGTTACCTGAGCATCAAAGAAGACAATTACTTGAGGGTGATTGGGATATAAACGAAGGTGCAGCTTTTCCTGAGTTTAACAGAAATATACACGTAATAGATCCTTACGATATACCTTCTAGTTGGATTAAGTTTAGAGCTTGCGATTATGGTTACGGCTCTCACACTGGTGTTCTTTGGTTTACTATGGTTCCTGGATCAGAACAACTAGTAGTATACAGAGAGTTATATGTATCAAAGGTCACAGCTACTGACCTAGCTGATATAATACTAGAGATAGAAAATGAGTCAGGTGAAAGTATGCGTTATGGTGTACTCGACTCATCACTTTGGCACAAACGTGGGGATACAGGTCCAAGCCTAGCTGAACAGATGATTATGAAGGGGTGTCGATGGAGACCCTCAGATAGGTCAAAAGGCTCTCGTGTCGCAGGTAAGAACGAAGTGCACAGAAGATTACAGGTAGATGAGTTTACAGAAGAACCTAGATTAGTATTTTTTAACAATTGCACAAACACTATCTCTCAACTACCAGGTTTACCTCTTGATAAAAATAATCCAGAAGATGTAAACACACATGCAGAAGACCACTTGTATGACGCTTTAAGATATGGTATAATGACTAGACCACGTAGTAATATATTTGACTTTGATCCTGCTGCTCAACGCACAGGCTTTCAAGCATCAGATCCCACATTTGGATACTAAGGAAAAAATATGGCTGAAGAAGATTTTGAAGAAATGATAATGGATATGGAAGAAACCTCTGCGATAGAAGACGTAGGGGAAGAAGATTATTCTGATCCACTTACAGGTCACATTGTTAAGTTTGTTAAAGATAAGTACTACAAAGCTGAAACAGCTAGACAAGTAGATGAACAACGTTGGGTTCAAGCTTACCGTAACTACCGTGGCTTGTATGGACCTGATGTTCAGTTTACATCTACAGAAAAATCTCGTGTATTTGTAAAGGTAACTAAAACAAAAGTTCTTGCAGCTTATGGTCAAATAGCAGAAGTATTATTTGGTGGCAATAAATTTCCAATTAGTATTGATCCTACAACATTACCAGATGGAGTTCCTGACACAGTAAACTTTGAATCTAATGAGGAATTAATAAAAGCTCAAGAGAGTGCAAAAGTACAACCTGGAGAAACGTACCCAGATTTTATAAATAGATTAGCAGGTTTAGAAGATAAACTACAACCTGTATCAGATAAACTTCAAGAAGGTCCAGGATCAACACCAAGTGCTATTCAAATTCATCCTGCAGAAATTGCAGCTAAAAAGATGGAAAAGAAAATACATGACCAACTAGAAGAATCTCATGCAAAGAAACATTTACGTGCTGCCGCTTTTGAGGTGGCACTTTTTGGTACAGGGATTATGAAAGGTCCGTTTGCTATAGATAAAGAATATCCTAATTGGTCAGAAGAGGGTGAGTATTCTCCTACATACAAAACAATGCCACAAACTTCATCTGTATCTGTTTGGAATTTTTATCCAGACCCTGATGCAGCTACAATGGAAGAAGCAGAGTATGTAATAGAACGGCATAAGATGTCACGTTCTCAAGTACGTGGTTTAAAGAATCGTCCATACTTCCGTGGTAATGCTATAGACAATGCCTTAAATCTTGGCGAAAGTTATCGCAAAGAGTGGTGGGAACATGTAATGGAAGACAGCTCCGAAGAGGAAAGAGCCGACCGTTTTGAGGTTCTAGAGTTTTGGGGTTTTGTAGATCAAGAAGTTATTAAAGATCAGGGAATAGATATCCCTAAAGAATTAAAAGATGCAGACCAACTGAGTGTAAACATCTGGGTTTGTAATGGACAAGTATTACGTCTTGTAATGAATCCATTTACTCCAGCTTACATTCCTTACTTTGCAGCTCCTTATGAGATGAATCCATATAGTATATTTGGCGTAGGTATTGCTGAAAATATGGATGATACTCAAACATTAATGAATGGCTTTATGCGAATGGCAGTAGATAACGCAGCATTGTCTGGTAATCTATTGATAGAGGTAGACGAGACTAATCTCGTCCCAGGGCAAGACCTCTCCGTGTATCCAGGAAAAGTGTTCAGGAGACAGGGAGGGGCGCCTGGTCAAGCCATTTTTGGAACTAAGTTTCCTAATGTAAGTAACGAGAACATGCAGATGTTCGATAAGGCAAGGGTATTATCTGATGAATCAACTGGCTTTCCATCTTTCGCACATGGTCAAACAGGCGTACAGGGTGTGGGTCGTACTGCTTCTGGTATTTCCATGCTCATGTCTGCTGCCAACGGTAGCATACGGAATGTAGTTAAGAACGTAGATGATTATCTACTTGCACCACTTGGTAAAGCTTTCTTTAGCTTTAACATGCAGTTTGACTTTGATGTAGAAATCAAAGGTGATTTAGAGGTAAAAGCTCGTGGTACAGAAAGTCTTATGGCTAACGAAGTACGTAGCCAACGCCTTATGCAATTTATGCAGGTTGTATCAAACCCTGCGCTTGCTCCATTTGCACGTATGGATTACATTGTACGTGAAATTGCTAAGTCAATGGATCTTGATCCAGATAAGGTTGGCAACAATATGGCAGAAGCTG